GATCGAGCACAAGCCGATGAAGGACGTAACCCCGGAGGCAGAAGCCGATGGAGTTTGATGTCCGCCCGCACTCAGCTCGTCGAGCTGTTCGGAAAATCCTGTCGAGCCTGGAGAAGCATCGCAGCACCGTCGAGCGCTGCCTCCAACGATCGCTGCCGATCCCGGCTGAGACCCTGAAATATTGCGGCTTCCTGAACGTGACCGAGCCCAACCAGCTCCTGGTCGCGATCACCCAATTCCATGAGACCTACCGCGCCGCCTACATGGCAGAGCTGCGCGCGCTCGCCCGCAACGACGTCACCGCCTTCGCCGAATACATCAACCCGGATGAGCCTCCGGCGCCGCACCATGTCTGGATGTGCGAGAAGCTCGAAGCGATGGAGCGCCGCGAAGTGCTCCGCATGATCCTGTCGATGCCGCCAGGGCACGCCAAGTCGACCTACAGCTCCCGCATCTATCCCGCCTGGTACATGGGGCGAAACGTCAAGCACAAATACATCCAGGCCGGACACACGACGACCTTCTGCGAGTCCGAGTTCGGGAAGAAGACGAAGGCGATCATCGACAGCGATGCGTTCCGCGATGTCTTCCCCGAGGTCTTCCTCGCGACCGATGCGAAGGCCGCTGGCAACTGGTCTCTCGCCGGTACCGGTGGTCAATATCTGACGCGCGGCGTCGGGCAGGGCATCTCCGGCTTCCGTGCCCACATGGCAGGGGTCGACGACCCGTTCGCATCTCGTGAGGATGCCGAGTCCCAGACAATCCGCGACAAGGTCTACGACTGGTTCAGCGCCGACTTCACGACCCGCCTGCTGCCGAACTCCCCGATGTTCGTGGTTGCCACCCGCTGGCACTCGGATGATCTCTGCGGACGCCTGGAGGAGATGAACCGCCAGAAGAAGGGTATCCCGTGGGAGGTCATCAATCTCTCTGCCGTCTGCGAGGACCCTGAGACCGATGCGATGGGTCGCGAGTACGGCGAACCGCTGTGGCCTGACTTCTACACCCACGACCACCTCATGAACCTGAAGGCGACACTCCCGCCGCGTGACTGGAACTCGCTCTACATGGGCAAGCCGGTCGACGAAGAGGGCGGAGTGATCCTGGGCGAATGGTTGAAGACCTACGACATGCTGCCGGGCGACAATTCGTGCAAGCGCACGGTCGTCTCTGTGGACTCCGCTATCAAGGCGAACCAGCGCGCCGACTTCACCGCGATCGGCGTCTGGAAGGAAGACTATGACGGCTTCCACCACCTCGCATATGTGCATCGCGCTCGCGTCGAATTTCCGCAGATGGTGACCCTCGTCGAGAACATCGCCACGACCTGGGGCGCCGACGTGATCCTGATCGAAGACAAGGGCTCAGGCACTCAGTACATCCAGACCCGCGCCAACAAAGCACCATGTCCGGTTGTAGGCCTGTCGCCGAACAATAACTCGAAGGAGTTCCGACTGGACGGTGTCGCACCTCTTTTCCAGGCCGGTAAGGTCCTCGTACCAACCCGCGCCGAATGGCTGCCGGACTACCAGGCGGAGCTGCTGGGCTTCCCCAATGCAAAGTATGACGACCAGGTCGACTTCACCTCGCAGTATCTTGACTGGTCTCGTCAAGGTAGAAAGCGTGGCACCCAAAAGCTTCAGGGGAAGTCACTTGCCCGTGGGAACAAAAATTCTGTGATTGCTGAGATTGAGCGGAACTTGGAAGAAATTTCTAAGAATGCGAAAAACGATCCTTTGGCCCGTGCACTGGCCGCAGCGCAAATAAGTTCGAGCTAAAATTAAAGCAAACATGAGCCATTCATTTTTTCCTTGACAACGGAAAAATTCTGTGAGTCGAAAAACTGTAAGAAAACGCACTGTAAGAAAAAGACGACCGATTTTTGTGACGTCCAACCCATTGTAAACACTCGGTTTTCTCCGATCTGTGATTTTCTGTGTCTTTTCTTACAGTTTCGACCCACAGAGATAGCCGGGAAAAGCGCACATTTTGCTATCCGGGACCCTTGACAAATTGAGCAAGGGGTGGGCGGGGACCCTGGCGATTTTGAAAAGGGGGCAGGGACCCTGGACATTTTGGCAAAGGGGTAGGGGGAGAAATATTTTCCGCAAAATGCTGAAATGATAGAATGCCGCCAATTTTAATGGAACGCAGAGTTTCAGCTCTTGTTCATGCGGGAGCTAATACGGACATTGAACTAGCCGGTCCAAAATGGCATGCAGGCAGATAGGGAGATGCGGCGTGCACTCCTAGCTCACTGTCGAGACGGTGGACTTGAGACCCTCGATGATCCTACCGGATCGACAGCCCACATGATCGTGCATGCCTAGGGGATACCAGCCGGTACAACCTGAAGCTTTATGTGGCGATGTGTAGGGGAGCGAGGTAGGAACCGGGAGGGGGAGGGCTGAGATTAGGAGTCGCCATCCCTGCACCCCTCCCGGCGTCCACGATATTTCGCAGACGGGTTCGCTTATATTCCGATTGTTGCACAGTGCAATGGCATCTTTGCCCCTACGATTAATTACAACTCCTTGCGCCATCGAAAAGCCATAGGTTGTGCTGCAGCTAGTCTAGTTCACCAACACCAAGGGCGCTCACCTAGCCGCTGAGTCCAGTCCAGGACTACAGGCGATCGATGCGCGAGCTGTAGCGCCTCCTGGATTGATCTAGCCCCCAGCAGCGCCCCCGAAGTCCGCCAGGCGCCCGACGCTGCCAGGGACACTCAGCGCCACCAGGGCGCCCACACTCAACGAGATCGAGCTGCAGCACCCCCTCCCAGCCCCTCGGTGAGGGCCTCCAGGCCTTCGAACGCTCACACCCTTCGAGCGATCGCGATTTTTGTCTTCGAGCGCCGCCGATTTTTCTTCGAGCGAGCCCAATTTTTGTCTTCGAGGGCGCCCAATTTTTGTCTTCGAGGGGATTGAATTTTTCCAGGCGATCTGATGGATTTGATTTAGATTAGATTTGAATTTGAATCGTGTTTGACGAAAAGTCGATTCAAATTTGATTCGAATTGTAAGTAAAAAGCGAATAAAAATTGATTCAAATTTGATTAAAACTTGATTCGATGTCGCGACGTTAACCATACTAATTAAGGTTAACCCGGTATGGTTAAAAGTTAAGGTTAACGTTGCCGACCCTCTACTTAACGATACATTAACCTTACTTAGTAAGGTTAACGCCCGCCGACCGGCTTCGCTCCGGCGTTAACCATATTTCCGGAGAGGACAGAAAAACTGACTTGACACATTATAAATCCATGCTCCATATGAGGCATAGCGACAACAGAAGGAGTCATGTCATGTTGCAATCGCGATCCGCCAAACCCGCTCAGATTCGCGCCTTGATCGAGACCGCAGGAAGCCGGTTTGTTTCCGTCGAATTCGAAAAGAAGACCGGCGAACTCCGGCGCATGCTAGTCAATCCCGCTCGCCTGGGCGCGGAATTGCGCCGCGATACGGGACCTAAGAGCGAGTCACATGTTCGCGGCGCCATTACCAGGAAAGCGAACAATCCGCATTTGCTCAATGTGTATGATGAAATCGCAAAGGGTCCGCGAACGATCAATCTCGACACACTCAGCCGGATCAAGCTTGACGGAGTCGTCTACACACTTTCTTAACCTTGCGCCTGGGGGAGTCAGAAATTCTGACTTTCCCTATTGCCAGCGATCAAACCATGATCCATATAGAGCATAGTTAAACGCAAATGGAGTAACGGGAATGTTCGTAATCTGGAACGATCAAGCGCAAGCTTACGTCGGATTCAAGGGAATCCGCTCGCTTCTGGTTTCTGAGCGCTCGAAAGCCTTCCGTTTTCCGTCTCGCGAACTCGCAAAGAAGGCATGCGGCGCCGCTGAGCGTCCGCTTCCACTTTTCATCTAATCGGCAAACCAGGAGTCGCCACCATGTCTATCCATTCTGAGGAATACAAAGGCCTTACCATTGCTTTGCATCCGGACTCGGATGTCGAATGCCCAATTGAGGATCAAACGGAAGAGTCCGACGTAATCCTGGCTATATGGCAACGCAATTCCCGGATCGCCGATTTCAACCCCTTCCGTGATCCGCAGGAAGCTTTGCGGCACGCGATCGCCAACGGCTATGAGGTCCTGAAAATTCGCGGCTATATCCATAGCGGAGTCGCTTATACCTGCGATCCGCTCGCGGCTTTCCGCTATCCATTCAATTGCCCCTGGGATTCCGGTTTTGCTGGCTTTGCGCTTGTGAAGCGCTCAGCTTTTCCCGAACGGAAGAAAGCCGACAAGGGAAGGCGCCAAAAGGTCGCCGAGTCCTATCTGCAGACGCTTTCCGCCTGGGCGAATGGCGAATGCTACTGGTTCGCGATCCTGAATGAGGAAGGCGAGCAAGTAGACTCTTGCGGCGGTTTCATCGGCGAGGAGTTCGCGCTTGAAGCCGCAAGGGAATCAATCGACGCAATAGCGGCTTAAGGAGTCCTGCGATGACAAATCTAAACCGGCCAAAGCCTACGTTTGATCTCAAAGTAGGCGATACCGTCACCATTGCCGAGCCTGTATCGGGCGAGGACCACGAAGGCGATTATCACGAATTGCCCGCATATCAGATAGGCGTGATCGAACGCATTGAATTGCTGAGCGCGCCGCAATTCTGGGCTTATACCGTTTCGATCCCAGTCGACGAGGAACGTTCAATCGTGAACGTCTGGGATGAGGCGGACGAGAAACACATTCTCGCATATCTCATCCCGTTTGGCCTTCAGGAGGCTTGACCATGGCGCGATATCGGAAGCCGCTAGATATTCACGCCTTGACGTCTGAAGAGCGCCAACGCCTGCAGCCTGGGCAAGTTGTTTACGCCTGGGAAGAGGACGGCGCCAAAGGTCGCTTTATGGGCTCCAATGGCCGGATTGACGTCGTGGCGTGGTTTGGCAATGCCAAAGGTTGGCGCCGCATGCCTGGGGGAATAGCGGCTTATAATCGAGCGCTTCGGGACTATGCTAAGGGATTAACGCGCGCTTAACCATTGCCAGGAGGAGTCAGAAATTCTGACTCTTCCTGTTGACTCATGTTGAACTATGCTCCATATAGATCATAGTTCAACTGGCAATCAGGAGTCGCCGACATGTTCTCTTTCCTTCCTTTCTTCCGTCGCCCCGTTCGCGCTGAAATCACGTCGCGCCGCTGGGCAATGGTCACGCTTGACCGCAAAGAAAAGATGATCCGCAACAGCTTTGTTGCATTTGCCGACCGCACATAATCGACAAACGAAAATCAGGAAACGCTAACATGCAAAAGCTCTTCATTGGTCAAATCGTTCTCCCGAAAAACGGCAACAGCGGCGAGTCGCTGGACTCCGTTCATGCCTACATGCGGCAATCCCTTTGTCACCATTTTGGCGGCTTTACCGCGCTCGACTCGTTTGGCGGCTGGATCGATCCGGCGACCGGCGCGGAATATCTCGAAGCTGGAATCACCTATCAAACCGGCATGGCGGACACTCCAGAAAACCGCGACACATTGCGCCATATCGCAAAGGTCGCAGGCATGCGGGCAAATCAGCTGGCTATGGCGGTAACGCTTCCCAGCGGCGAATTTGAGGTTCTGACGATCAATCAAGAGGAGGACTCGGCACATGCTTAAGCCAAAGCAGATTCAGCGGCGAAAGGATCGCCGGAACAAGGAAAAGCGCAAGCAATTCGAGATCGGAATGAAGCGCTAAAGCCTGGGCGCCGGAGTCAGAAAAACTGACTTTGGCGCTTGCCACATCCAGAACTATGATCTATATAGAGCATAGTTCAACGGCAAACGGAGTCGCCGACATGGTCAAGGTTCTTTTCCAGGATAAAGCAGGTAACGCGCCTTTCCCCGTCGCATTCGTTTCGTTTCGCGAGTCCAAAGGCGTTCTCGCGCAAACCGCTAATGAGCTTGCCGCAAAGGGAGTCCAGGTAGTTTCCCAGACATCCCAGCGGATTGTAACCGCCTGCGGCGCTTCATACTGGCTTGCATAGTCAGAAATTCTAACATTCGGACATCTAGGAGTCGTCATGTCCTATTTCACCAAAGATTGCCAGACTATCGCCGAAAGCGCTTTGCGCGATCTCGACACGTTCAAGAATGTGGGCGCGTTGGTCCTGCTTTCCATCCGGCAGCCGTTCTTTGTTATGCCGCAGCAAATGCGCGACGTCTGGGAAAATGGGCGCGAGTCGCGCTTCCTATTCGGGCACAAGCGCGCCGGATTCGATTTCATCCAATCCCACGCAACGCGCCTGCAAGGCCTAGCGCGGATCGCAAAGGACTCGGGCGATCTCGACTCCTATGTGCTGGCTTTGCTGGAATGCCCTAACCTGGGGATTGTCAAAGCCTCTTTCTTTGCTCAGATGACAGTCGCCGACGGCGCTTGCCTAGACTCGCACAATCTGAAGCGTCTGGGCCTTGCCGAGACGTTCTTTCGCCTTCCTAAGAGCCTGAAGCTTGAGTCAGTACACAAGCGGATTCGCGCCTATAATGCGGTATGGAGAACGGAAGGCGATTCGGCATATTGGTGGAATACATGGTGCGATCACGTCGCGGCGCAAACGCGCAACGGATTCGAGTCCGGCGCGCAAGTCTCACAATTTCACCGGTTGGCATTGCGAGAGATTCCTAATGGGTTTTGAGATTGGGAAGATCGTTATCTGGCTATTCTTCATCTTCCTAATATTCAAATTCTTAACGGGAACATGACCAGGAAGGCGCGACAAGTTCGCGCCTTTTCTTTGCGCTCGCGAACGGATCGCAATCGATTCAAATGCCGACGATATTTGTCTAAAATTTTAACGAGGGACCCAAAGGCCCCCTGCCCCCCTGGGGGCGGTCGCGGGCGGCAGTAGCTGTCACGAGCATCTGGAGCATTTTCTGCGCACGTGCTTACCGGGGACCCAGACACCCCACACGCCGACACTCACCACACTCAAAGAGCCTCCCCATCGATATATCATCCAGCCGTCCCGTCATCCGATCGTCCTGGCATCCCTATGTCCTGAAAAAAGGGCAGGGGACCCAAAGGGACACCCCGTCATCCTGACATCCGGGGGACCCAACCAGGGGGTGGGGTATTTTTGATCGGGGGACCCATATGAGCCACTACGTCAGATATTTTGACAGTGTGCCTATCTTGTGTCAGAATATGCGGACATTTTGTATTCCCGCATCAGGATAAGAACGTGGCTTCCCAGACCGGCAAGAAAGACATCAGCCTCCGCAACATCGTGTCCGGCTACCCGACTTGGGCACACCCGAGCGTCCACTATCACTCCGTGGACTGGGAGATGCTGCGCGACACGTTCCAGGGCGAGCGCCAGGTCAAGGAGAAGAGCACCATCTACCTGCCGCAGCCTTCCGGCCTCGACGACACCGAGTACCAGCTCTACCTGGAGAATGCGACCTTCTACAACATGACGAACCGCACCGTCGGCGCGCTCGTCGGGACGATCTTCCGTCGCAATCCGGTCATCTCGAACCTTCCGAAGAGGCTTCTGAAGAAGGTCCGCAAGATCACCAAGAACAATCAGTCGCTGCGCGCATTCACGCGCCGGACGGCGAAGGAAGTCATCCACATGGGGCGCTACGGCGTCCTGGTCGACATGCCTGCGCAGGGTGGGGACCCATACCTCACCGGCTACGTGACTGAGGCGATCCTGGACTGGACCGTCAGTATGGTCGAGGACCGCGAAGTCCTGACCGAAGTGCTGCTGATGGAGGTCGCCCTTCCGGACCACACTCTCGGCGCCACGACCGCCCAGCGCAAGTACCAGATCAAAATCCGCGCCCTGCGCCTGGTCGATGGCGTCTATGAGCAGCACGTCTACAACTCGCTGCCGAACCAGACCTATCCGGACGTCAACCGTCTCCCCGACGAGGTGATCCGCCCGACGAACCGTGGCGTGGCGCTGAAATACATCCCCTTCGTGATCTTCGGGACCGAGAGCAACGGCGCCGACGTCGAGCGCTCGTCGATGCTCGATATCGCCCAGATGAACGTCTCCCACTATCGCTCCTATGCGCACCTGGAGCACGGGCGCTACTACACCGGCACGCCGATCTGGTGGGTTTCCAAGGGCCAGGGCGAAGGCAAGGGCGAGTACACGATCGGCGCCAGCACCGTGTGGGAAGTCGGCCCCGGCGAGAGTGCGGGCCTGATCGAGTTCAATGGCAACGGTCTCAAGTTCCTCGAAAACGCGATCGAGACCAAGGAAGCCCACATCTCGACGCTTGGCGGGCGCCTCATCGGTGTGTCCACGTCCTCGGTCTCCGAGTCCGACAACCAGGTCAACATGAAGGACCGCAACGAGCAGGCCCTTCTCCTGAACGTCTCGATGGCGCTCGATGAGGGCTTCACGAGCATCCTGCAGTGGTGGGCGTCCTGGCAGGATGTCAAGATTGCCGAGACGGAGGAGATCAGCATCGAGTTCAACAAGGACTTCATGCTGAAGGACGCTGCCGCTCGCGAGTTCCGTGCGATCCAGCAGATGTACCAGGACGGCGTGCTGCCGATCGAGGTGGTCTACGACTACCTGAAGAAGGCGGAGGTCATTCCGGACTGGCTGGAGCTGGAAGAGTTCAAGAAGTTGCTCGCCTCGAAGAACAGCTTCCCGAACAATCCGGACGCAGAGGCGAATTCTCGCGGCTTCCCCGATCGCAAGACGGAGCTGGAGCTGGAAGAGGCCGAGAAGGATCGCAAGTCGCAGGAAAACATCGCCGAGAGCGCCAGCGCCGTCGCTCTCAAGCAGGCCCGCAACCAGCCAAGCCCGGCGCCCGCGAAATGATCGGCGATCTGTGGGCTAGAGCAGTCATCGGCATGATCCTCATCGCAGGCCTGATGGGGTTCAAGTCGCTCCCTTGGGGCGCCGAGGTCCTGATCGCGATCGTCATCTTCGTCTTCCTGGTGATCTGCTTCTGCGTGGTCACCTTCTTCAGCTCCGTGAACCAGAGGTACAAAAATGTCCGCAACAACGTCCTTCCTGACTGAGGTCAAGCTCGCCTTCTGGCGCCATTTCACCTTTTCCTACCCGGCTTTCCTGCGGAACTACGGGATTTTCGTCTTTCCGACCGGCGCTCGCCTTTAAGGGACAGAAATTCTGTCTTTTCGTGTTGACTTCTCTGTCGTGTGGTGATTAATTCTCACCATGAGGTCAACAAAAACGACGTTGGTCATGAGGAGACGGAGATGCAGCAGCATCGCTACGATTTCGACATCAAGGTCACCCGGAGCGAGAAGCTCATGGCGATCCTCGTGATGATCGTGCTCATCGCTCTTGCCTGGGCATTCGGGCAGGCGGGTGAACGTCTCATCAACACGATCGCGTCCCTGATTTAGGAGTCGCATTCAATGACATCTCTTCTGAGGCCGGTCCTGTTCGCACGGGACACGACTGGTGGCGTCCGCACGTGGCGTATCGAGACCGACGGTTCGAGGTATCGGACCCTTTCGGGCATCCAGGGCGGCAAGCAGGCTGAGTCCGGCTGGACCCAGTGCGAGACCAAGAACGCGGGAAAGAAGAACGAGCGCGATCCCGAGGCTCAGTGCCAGTTCGAGGTCGACGCCGCCTACACGAAGAAGCTCAAGCAGGGCTACTTCGAGGACGTCGCCGACATCGACAAGGGCAACACCGTCTTCCCGATGCTCGCGCTTCCCTACAAGGACCTGAAGAAGGGCCTCTTCTGGGACACCGAGCGCTACTTCGCCCAGCGCAAGTTCGACGGCATCCGCAATCTGGCTCGCGCCAACGGCAACTTCTCCCGTACCGGTGAGGTCACGGCGACCTTCCCGACGATCCAGGAAGTCATGCTGGAGATCAACGACGAGTTCCCCGGCATCGTGCTCGACGGCGAGCTGTACAATCACGCCTACGCCGAGGACCTTCCGAAGATCAACAGCCTGGTCCGCAAGAAGGACCCGTCTGCCGACGACATCGAGAAGGCCGAAAGCCTCCTCCAGTACCACGTCTACGACATGTACCTGGAGAGCCGTCAGACGATGGGCTTCGACGGGCGCATCGCGCTCCTGGCGCACATCTTCGAAAAGTTCGAGCTGTACGACCACCCATCGTTCGAGCTTGTCGAGACGATCCCGGTCCAGAACCAGACGCATCTCGACGACCTCTACACCAAGTGGCGGATGGAGAGTTACGAGGGTCAGATCATCCGGTCGGCCTCCGGTCTCTACCAGATCGACAAGCGTCCGAAGGACCTGATCAAGCGCAAGGAACGCGCCGACGCAGAGTTCGTGGTCGTCGACATCCTGGAAGGCAACGGCAACTGGGCGGGCGCCGCCAAGTCGGTCGTCTACAAGAACCCCTTCAACGAAGGCGACACTTTCGAGACCGGACTTGCCGGGACCTACGAGGACAACGTCGTGATCCTGCGCGAGCGCGAGCGCTACCTCGGCGGCGAAGGTACGGTCGAGTTCTTCAAGCTCTCGCCCTACGGCGTCCCGATCCAGGGCGTCACGAAGCTTCTCCACGGAGGCAAGCGTGCAGCCTAGCCTCACCGACGAGCAGAAGGACCAGGTTCGCGAGGTGATCATGCGGGAGCTGAAATCTCAGCACCGCACCTTCGGCGAACTCTGGCGCAGGGTCGCCAAGGCCCTCGATCTGGATGTCACCAACTCGTCTGCCGCTTACCGGGCGACCGACAATGCCCTCCAGGCACTTCGCCGGAGGGGAGTGATCGAATGGTTCCGCTTCGGGACCTACAAATACTGGAAGCTGAAAGATGCGTGAGATCGGTCTTTCACCGCGACCTGGGGTCTGCCTGGTCGAAGTCGAGTTTCCGAATGGCCCACGAATGGTTGAGGCAGAAGTGGAGGTATTCGCCACATCCTTCTTTGGCGCCGATCCAGATCAACCGATGCCAACGATTACAAACCTCGTACCAGTCGATGTACCGGGATGGCTCTTCAAACAGATGGTCGGCGGCAAATGGGTCGCCTTCCCAACCAGCAGATAGGAATTCCATGTTTCCGCAACACCTGGCCCCTGGCGGCGGACAGCCTCCGATCCCGTTCCCGGTCCTGAAGTTCGGCAAGCGCCGTCTTCCGAAGGTCATGTTCTCGCTAGACATCGAGACCCTCTCGACGGCGAAGTTCGCCGCCGTGCCCTCGATCGGCATCGCCGCCTTCGATACGAACGGCGTTCTCGGTTCCAAGCATATCGAGGTCGATTACGACGAGCAGATCAAGGAAGCAGGACGGCACGTCGATCCGGCTACCCTCCGTTGGTGGATGCAGCAGGACGAGAAGGTCCGGAACGCTACGTTCCTGGGTGGGAATCGCGTGCTCCCTGATGTCGCTTTTGCTGTCATGGACGCCTTTATCACTGACTTCAAGGCGCGCTTCCAGGAGGAGCGGACGATCGTCTGGGTGAAGGGACCGCACTTCGATGCGGCGATCCTGGAGACCCTCGCCGAGGACTACGAAGTCGAGATGGGCATCACCTATCGCGACTGGGTCGACGTCCGAACCATCAGCCTGCTGTCAGGCTACCGCCCACCGGCATTCGAAGGCGCCCACAATGCCGAGATCGACGCCATCGAGCAGGCGAAAGAGGTCATCGAAGGCCTCCGCATCCTCGAAGTTCAATAGGAGACCAATTCAATGACCACTGACGACCGACAACACGAGTATCGCGGCTCGATCATCCGCATGACGGTAATCGCCGTCATCATCGTCCTGATCGCGATCTTCGTTTCCGGCTGCGGCGTCGATCCCAAGAGCGCCTCGTGGGCTCTCGAAGCCCAAGGCATGAAGGACGTGAAGATCGAGGGATTCTCACTCTTCGGCTGCGGTAAGGAGGACGCCTTCAAGTCGAGCTTCTCTGCGACCGGCGCCAACGGCACCCGTGTGACCGGCACTGTCTGCCAGGGCTTCCTCAAGGGCACCACGGTGAGGTTCGACTGATGGAACCCACACACTTCCGCCAGGCGAACCTGGTCCTCACCGGTCCCGAAGGTTCTGACATCATCCCGCTCCCCGTTCTCGTGAACGCAGATGAGAACACCATGTCCTCGCTCTGGGTCCCGAATGAAGAAGAGCGACAGTGCCTGATCGACGGCGGCGCGGTCATCGTCCAGGTCTATGGCGGGGCTCATCCTCCGATCAAGGTGGGGGCGGCAGCGATCGAATGGGGAGAGCACCATGTCCCAGAGGACGAAGCACCCATCGCCACCTGACACGCCGTTCGCTGATCCCAATCCCTACCAGGACTGGGTCAAGCGGAAGTCGCAGGAGGTGGTGCCCTACGACATCGTGATCCTCGCCAAGGACGGCTATGCAGCCTACGATCGGCTGTTCGTCGAGCACCAGGCGGAGTTCGCGGTCAGCACTCAACCAACCGGTCACGTTTTCTTCCGGCTGAAGGATGGACGGTTCGCCGTCGTCACGCCGGACGACACCAACCTAGACGAAATGTGGCCCGGCCTCGAAGTCTGGAATTGGTGGGATGAGTCTGAGCCTGATCTCGCGACCTTGCGAGAAAAGGCGCTCCTGGATGAGAAAATTTCCGGCGTCCGATATCATTGATCTCGAAATCGCGTAAAAAGTGGATTGACAGAAAAACTGACATCGGTTAGATTAATGAACATCGGAAGACGGCGGGAGTTCCTCCTTCCTTGGGCTAGATTACCCCGTCGTCTTTCGATCCACTCATCCAGCTCCATCTCCGGCACGTCTGCACACGCGGTGTCAGGAGGTGAGGCTACCCTCCGGCGAGCGGGACATGACGTCCCCACCAAAGCCAGGAGATGGGGCCTGATGAAAGGAGATTGGCGTATATCGGATAACGCACGGTAGGCAACACGCGGGGGCAGTACCCGCCGCCTCCACCATAATCTCAGCAGAGACGCGCACGTGCTTCTACAGTGCGGACAGCTCTCTTGGGGTAGAAGCCGAGCCCGATCGGGTGGCTGAGATTATGATGGGGGCGAACTAGGATCGACTGTCTGCAGGATGGGTGAATACGCGCCACGGTAAGGAACGACCGACACATCTGTCCAAAACTCGTAACTGCAAAGTACGAAGCCAGCAACGACAACGTTGCATTTGAGGACATCCGCGTAGCGGCTTAACCCTCATGGGCTCACCTGGGAGCCTCGAAACAGAAGGCGGGCGACCGTCACCAGGTACCTCATCTTGGATGTGTCCACGGGTTCTTCGACTCCGACTCCTCCTCTCGCCCGTGGGCACTTCCAAGATGAGCATTTCTAGGAGCTGCGGAGACGCTCAGCACGGATGAACTCCGGGTCGAAGCAGGTTGCTGAACCTGGCCCGAGTAGGGTGCAGCTCCTGGAAATATTCATCCTTTATCGAGGGCGACCGCCTAAAGCAGAAGGCGGGGTCGACTCCCCCTGCAGAAGCCCAGGGATCAACGGTCGTCCGCGATAAAGGTTGAGCCGGTCAAAGGACGCCGGGGCAACGCAAGTCCTCAGTTTCCGGTCTCGATAAACCGGCAGGAGACCTGGTTTTCACCGTTTCGCAGTAGTCGGTCAGGGGTTGTTTTGGTTCCTTTCTTACCCTGACCTGCCCGGTGCTTTTGTTGTTTTCCCACCGGGCTAGAGCCCGCTCCCGTTAACCTCGGGGGCGGGCTTCGTCGTTTGCACGCTAGGTACGCTAGGCGGGTCGGGATTACCCTCGGCCCAGATTGCTACGCCCGCTTGCAGCAACGAGACCAGGACCACGGCTGCTGCTAGGAAGTGGGTCGCGTATTGGTTTCTCCGCTGGTCTGCGTGGCGCGCTGCGTCTTCCTCGTAACGGTCCAGGGTAGTCAATCCTTGGGGGCCAAAGGTGTAGCCAGCGGTCGAGTCTCCGAGAAGATCGCCCGTTTGGTGAAGTGATCTAAGAACTAGATCATAATAGGCCTGGGTCTCGGCATACTGAGGGTGCCAGTAATAATTCCATCCGTAGAACTCCTCCATTAGGTGAGGAGCGACGACCCGGTACGTCCGATCTTGCAACGTCTTTCTGTAGAACAGCTGCAAGACGGCGATGCGATCTTGTCTAACCAACCGGCGAGACGCCCGCCAGCGAAGGCGAAAGCGCAACCAACTATCCTCGATACGAGCAGTCAGGTGGTGGGGAAGAAGCAGGAAAGATAGAGCTGATCGGTATTTGACCTCCGAACCTGCGTAGTAGTGGATGATGAGGAGCGTAGCAGCGAGCATCCGATCATCTCGCATGCGAACAGTCGACTTGGCGCCCTTCTGATAAATCAGGCCCGCAACCCCTCCTACGGAAAGACGCTGGACGATGAAGCTGTCACGAGGTGAGCGAGGGTTCAGTAGGTGGACTGAGTAGAAATCGTTACTTGCCGCACGCGGTAATGATGTCGGGAACTGGTCCGGAGGCCTTTTCTCAAGAGCCGTCGCTATTGCCTTTCGTCTCAATTTCAGACGGATTTTTCCGAACATATCCACCCCCCCTTACTCCGAGCACCCGCTCCACACTTTCGCTTTCCAGTCAACTCAAAAGTGAGCCACCGTAAAAATTTCTTGCTTTTTTCGTTAACGAGAGTCAGAATATCTAACATCGGAAAGATACTCGAACTTAAACCCACCGGAAGGTCCGGTGGTCTGATTGCTCGGAGAGCAACAGCTTTGAAATTCAAACCTCGGTGAGGATCGAATGCCTGACATTATCTACGACACTCTTGACGCAGTACCGGAAGGTCTCCGCGAAGGCGCCAAGCAAGTAGACGGCAAAGTCGTCGTCAACGTCGTGCTCAAGGCCAAACTGGACGAGTTCCGCGACAACAACGTCGCACTGGCAACTGAGCGTGACACCCTGAAGACCACGGTCGCAACGCTGACCGGCATCGTTGGGGAAGACCCGCAGGCCTTTACGCAGCAGCTCGAAGAGCTTCGCAGCACGGCACAGCAGGTCAAGGACGGCAAGCTGAAGGGCACCGATGCCATCGAGGCAGAAGTCAACGCCCGCGTTGGCTCCATGAAGAGCGACTACGAGCGCCGCCTTCTGGAAACCGGACGAGACGTCCAGACCTGGAAGGAAAAGGCGAACGAAGCCGACACGAAGTTCCGTCGTTCGCTCATCGATCGCGGTGTGACGAACGCAGTCCTCGCCGAAGCCAGTGGTGCTCAGCCGCAGGCTCTGCCGGACATCCTGACCCGCGCTTACGGCGTGTTCCAGGTGGACGAGAAGGGCCATCTGATCGCCAAGGATGGCGAAGCAACGATTTACGGCTCCGATGGGGCCACGCCGATGACGCCAGGCGAATGGCTGGAGAAGCTGAAGGAGACGGCACCGTACTTCTTCAAGCAGTCCAGCGGTGGCGGCGCAGGCGGTGACGGTAACGGTGGCCTCCCCAACGGGATGGGTACCGAAGACTTCCAGAAGCTCTCCGGAGCGCAGCAGCTCGCCCTCGCTCGGAAGGCTGGCGTCCGGAAGTAACGAACTCGGTGCACCTCTTTCAAGGCTGGGAGAGGTGCGCCTTTAGAGGTCAGAATATCTGACCAAATGAAACGGTCTTGCCGGGGGTGAGACAGAATTATTGACCAGCCGGTCAAAGAGCTTGAACCAACAGGAGAATAAAATGGCTCTAACTCTGCTCGAAGCCTCGAAGCTGAATCCAGGCGAAGTTGTCCGCAACTCCGTCATCAAGATGTTCGCGGAGAACTCGGACATTCTGGCGGCGCTGCCGTTCGAAGATATTCCGGGTGGATCGCTCGCCTACAACGTTGAAGGCAAGCTGCCTTCGGTCGGTTTCCGTGGCTTCAACGAAGGCTACCAGGAATCCACCGGCATCATCAATCCGGCTGTGGAGACCCTCCGCATCGCTGGTGGTGACATGGACGTCGACCTGGCGCTCATCAAGACACGTGGCGAGAACATCCGTGCGACCCACGAGTCGATGAAGGTCAAGAGCTTCTCGCTCAAGATCGCATCGAAGATCATCAACGGTGACTCCCAGGTCAACCCGCGTGAATTCGACGGCCTCCGCGTCCGTATCGTCGGCAATCAGCTGGTTCCCGCGAACCTGCAGAACCCGACCCAGAACGGCCCGCTGTCGCTGGAATCCCTCGATGCTGCAATCGACCGTGTTGACGGTGCTACGCACCTGATCATGTCGAAGGCAATGCGCCGCAAGCTCACTGCAGCTGCTCGCGCTGGCGTCGGTGGCGACATCACCTACACGCACGACGACTTCGGTCGCCGCGTGACGAACTACAACGATCTGCCGATCCTCATCGCCGACTACGACGATGAAGGCCAGGAGATCATGCCGTTCAACGAAGCGGGTCCCGCTGGTGGCGCAAACTGCGGTTCGATCTACGTGATCAACCTCGGCGACGGCTACGTCACGGGCATCCAGAACGGCGTCATGGACGTGCGTGACCTCGGCGAAGTCGACGACAAGCCGGTTGTCCGTACCCGTGTCGACTGGCTCGTGTCGCTCTGCGTCATGCATGGCCGCGCTGCCGCCCGCGTCTGGGGCATCACCAACGCAACGCCGACTGCCTAATGGTTGGGGCTTCGGCCCCTCCCACTGGCTTGTTCAACTGATCGCAAAAAGGAAAAAGATCATGTCCATCAATGCATCTGCGGTGCGTTTCCCGATCGATGCCGAGAATATCATCCGTCCGGAAAGCGCAGGCGCGATCACGGCGGCTGAAGCTTCTTCGAGCAAGGAACTCGGCAAGCTGGGCGCTTACTGGAACGAAGGCGAACTCGCCATGCCGCTCCAGCTCGCCATCGTCCTCTTCGTCACGGAGCTTGCTCCGGCTGGCGACTACGAGGTCGAAGTCGAGGTCGCTTCCAGCGAAGCCTTCGCCGACGCCGAAACCGTCATCGCCTCGAAGGTCACGAAGACCGGCCTCCGCGCCCTGGTCGTGACCCGCGAAGACGTCCTCTCGGCTCTGCCCACGGCATCGCACATCCGCGTCAAGGCTACGCCTTCCGGCGACGGTGCGCGTCTCGACTACTGGGCGATGCTCTCGCCGACTGTAGGCCGCTAATCACCTCTGGAGCGGGCGGGCTTCGGCCCGCCCTTTCTGTATCGACTGAAGGAGATACCATGTCGGAACGCACCACCGTCTGGGATGCCAAGGGTGAGCCCTTCGAAGTCCCTCCGCACAAAGTCTCTGGGCTGCTGAAGAACGGCTTCTCTCTGGAACGCCCACGCCCGGCAACTCCCTCCTTTCACCGCACGTCGCGCAAGCGCCACATGACCGTCGAGGCGAATGATGAATAAGCCCTATTACGTCCTGAAGACTGTGAAGCTCGCGCTGACCGACGAGCCGGTGCAGTTCACTTCGATCGGCGCCGACCTGCGCATCTTCTCCGATCGCGCCTGCCACTTCGGCAACGACCTCGCGACCGAGAACGACCTTCCGATCGCCGCCGATCACCCTGAATTCGTCTCCGGTGGAGCGCCTGACCAGGTGTTCAGCCTCGCCAAGGCTACCGGCGAAACCGACGGCACGGTCTGGGTTTCACACATCAAGTTCGTATGAGGCCTGACAATGAACCTCGGCTCTTATCTCCAAGGATTGATCGCGAACTGGCTACGCGGGGGCGCCTTT